CCAATGGCATCAAGCAACTAATCTCCAATGGCATCAAGCAACTTCATGGCGGCGTTGAGGGAGACCGGGAACGCCATCACCGAGCCTTTGCGCCGCTCCATCGGCCTGCGGGACAAGGACAACCCCGAGAGCGAGATGCTCCCCGTTGACTTCTCCGATCTGCCCTCCCCGCCCGACACCGAGCGCGAGTCGCGCCTCGTGGAGCTGATCCGCAGCCGCTACAAGCGGGCCGCCGACGCCCGCGCCCTGCACGACCAGGACATCCTGGAAAGCATGGCGTTCGACGCGGGCAAGCAGTGGGTGGAGTACAACCCCGAGACGGGCCGGCTCGACAGCCTCATCACCGACCCGGATGACCGCTACTACTATTTGACCGACAACCAGATTGCGCCGATGATTCAGTCCCTCGTCGCCCGCGCGACGTCTTCCGACCCGGACGTGTGGGCCGCGCCCCTCACCGACGGCGACCAAGACCGGCAGGCCAGCGAGGAGTCGGAGTCCATCCTGTCCCACTGCGGACGGACGCTCGGGATGCGGGCTTTGGTTCGCGAATGGACGCACGCGGCCCTTATCGGCAGCACGACCTTTCTAGAACTCGGCTGGGACAAGGACGCGGACGCGGAGACGCCCGGCAGGATTGGCCCGGACGGCGTGCCGCAGGGGGTCAAGACGGCCCGCATCGGAGAGGTCTATGCCGACCTGCGGCTGGCCCTGCACGTCTACCCCGACCCCAAGGCCAAGGAGTTTCACAAGAGCGCCTGGGTGGTCATCGCCGACGTCCTGTCCCTCTCCGACATAGTGGAAGAGTTCGGGAGGCGTGGCAAACTGGTGGAACCCGAGTCGTTCGACGCGGAGCACGGCGGGGTCGAGGGGCGGTTGGCCTATATTAACTCGGACACCGGGCGGGGCGCGGACACGCGTAAGAACTCGGCGACGGTGCTGCGGATGTGGGAGCGGCCGTCGGCGGTCTACCCCAACGGCCGCTACGCGGTGAGCGCGGGCAAGATCCTCCTGCGCTACCAGGACTGGCCCTACGACAAGACCGACCGATACCCGCTCGTGCCGCTCGCGTTCCAGAAGCGGCCCGGGAGCCTCTGGGGTGCGAACGCCGTGTCGGCGCTCATCCCCCTGCAAAGGGCCATCAACCGCATCCTATCCGGCATCACCGAGCGCGTCATCAACGACAAGCTGGCGATCCTCGTCATGGACGGCACGGACCTGGAACCGGACGAGTACACGTCCGCCCGCAACTACAAAAAGATCTCTTATTCGGCAGGTACGCCGCCCGCCTTCCAGCAGCCACCCGCGCCGAGCGGCTTCAACCTGGAATACGTCTCGTTCCTAAAAGCCGAAATGGAGCATATCGCCGGCAGCCACGAGGTCTCGTCGGCCAACGCCCCACCCGCCGCGTTCGCGCAGGGGGCACGTGCCTTAGAGCTGCGCCAGGAGGCCGATAACAGTCGCCTGGGCCTGTTCGTGAGCCAGTTGGAGTCGGCCCTGGTCGAAGCGGCGGAATGGCAGCTCGCCCTGTACCGCCAGTACGGCTCTGCCGTGCCCCGGCTCATGGGTATTGACGAGGACCTGATGCCGGGCAAGTCGGCCGGACGGATGCAATCGTTCCGGGCGCTGGGCAAAGGCTCGTGCCGGGTGGTTGTGACGCCGGGGAGCGGAATGCCCAAAAGTCCCGCCGCGCGTCAGGAGATGCTGGACGAGTGGTTCGAAAAGGGCATTTTCGGGCCGCCCGGCACGCCCGCCGCCGCCAAGACGTTCCTCGAACTCCAAGAAACCGTCCGCTCCGATGAACTGGTCGAGAAAGTAGAGGAGCGGATCAACGCGCAGGCGGCCCAGCTCATGCAGATGCAGCAACAGGCACAGCAGAGCCAGCAGCAGGCCCAAGCCGCTGCCGCCGCCCAGGCCGCCCAAGTGCAGGCTCAGAGCGCCATGCAGACCGCGCAGATGCAGGCCCAGCAGAGGCAGGCGGCGATGACCGCCGAACTCCAATTCAAACAGCAAGCGCTTTCGGTCCAGCAGCAGCACGACGCCGAGATGGCGGCGGTCAAGGACCACGCGCAATTAGAAGCCGCGCAAGCCGACGCCAACGTGCAGATGCACCGGATGCTCGTCGAGAAGCAGGTTCCGAGCGTATCCCTGGCCGGTAAACTCGGGCCGCAAGGCGTTATCAGTGCGGAGCAGGCGGCGGGATTGCAGCCGGACACGGCCGCCGACGCTGCCAAAGTGGCGATGCCCCCGCCTCCGGCACAGAACGCCCCGGCCAAGCCCAATAGCCCGGTAGCCCAATAGCCCGGTAGCCCATGAAATCGTTCGGCACCAGTGACACAGGAGACCTCCCCATGAAAAACGACATCAAACCCGGATTCGGACCGCGCGGCACGTTCGGCCTGTCCAACCAGATAGCGAAAGACGTGCCCGTTGCCGTCAGCCCCGCCCTGAAGACGTCTGTGCCCAGGACAGCCGCTGTCAAGGCAGTGATGCCCGTGTCCGCGCCCAGCCGCCTGACCCGCATGAACGCCTTTGCCAACCTCCCCGCCCTCGTCTCCCCCGTCAGCCAGGGCGTCAGCGCCCCCGGCCACGCAAGCGGCGGCCCGTCCGTTACGAAGGCCAGCCCGAAGCCTGTCACGACCCACGCGGCCCCCAAGTCGGGCGCAAAGGACGCGGGCAAGGGGCCGGGCAAGCCCGCCATGCCGAAGACGCGGCAGACGGGTCTCCAGACCAAGCACGTCCTGGGCGTGGAGAAGGGGTGCTGACACTCCACGCTTTTCTGGTAAAGTCAAGTACCGCCCCGACCAAGCCCTACGTCGGGTAGATAGCATCCTCTCTCCCGCGCCAAGCATTCCACCAGTCTCCCTCGCCAAGCATTCCACCAGTGGCCCGCTGCAAACGGGTAATGCCCGGCCTGTCCCAAGCCGCTCTAGGAGGCGGCCTAAATGCCTTCGTTTATGGAACACGTGACGGGTGCTAATTCCGCAGACTCACCCCCTGCGGCGACGGACGTGACCGCCGACACCAACCTCACTGAGACGCCGATTGCCGAAGACTCTCCCGATTCCTATTCTCCCGATTCCTCCGACGCCCCGGACCTCGTTGACCCGGACGGCGACGCCGACGCACCGCAAAGCGAAGGCAAGGGCGATGATGAGGATTCGGACGAAAGCGGCGACCCGTTCCACAAGAACCCGCGCTTCAAGCAGGTGATCGAGGAGCGGAACGCGACCCGCGCCGAGCGCGACGCCCTGAAGTCCGAGCGCGACGCCCTCAAAGCGCAAGCCGCCGACGCCGAAGCGTTTGCGGACATCCTGGCCGACCTGAAGGCCGAAGGCTACCAGGACGGCAAGACGGCCCGCGAGGGCCTCGCCGAGCGCGGGCGTCAGGCCCAAGAAGCCCAGGCCATCCAGCAGGAGGATGCCGACTGGCACGGCCAAGTCGCGGCGGCCCTGAACGAGCAGATCGCAAAAGGCGAGATCACGCAGGAGTACGGCGAACTTGTTTACACGAACGCCCTGCAACAGCGCCAGATCGCCCGCTTCCAGCAGCAGAGCCAGCAGCAGCAGGCCCTTGCCGCGCAGCGCGAGACCGAGACGCGGGCGCTCCTGTACCGGAGCGAGCTCGACAAGGACATCCAGGCGGTGAAGACCTCCCTTGGAGACCCCGACCTCGACACGGACCTCGTGCGCGACCTCGTGCTGTCCACGGGCGGCGACCCCAAAGAGATCGCGGCCCGCATCTCCGCCCGTGACCGCAGCCTCCGCGACAGCGGACGCCTCGCCGCCGCGAAGCAGATCGGCAATGCCAATAACGCGCCGCCGCCCTCCCGGACGGCCCCGCGTGCCCCCGAGAGGGACGAACAGGAACAGCAGCAGGCCCGGAAGTCGCGGCTCGGAGGCGGGTTCTCCCGCTACTTCCCCGCCGGCCGCAAGGTCTAGCCCCGCCAACCGCAAGGTCTAGCCCCACCGACCGCAAGGTCTAGCCTGTTGCCCGTTCCTCCCTCAAAGCAAAAAGTCAGAAACGAAAAGTTAGAAACGACACGACTCCGAGCGACGCCCCCGAAACGGGACGCCGCTTTTTTGTTGCCCGCGCCTTTCCGGCGGCGGGCGAGAGGAACCCAAGCACATGGCAACCGCCAACGGCGCAATGACACTCGCGGACTACGCCACCGAGAGCAACAACCCGCTCGTCCGCGAGATTTCGTACTCGCTCATCAAGGCCGGGAGCGTCTTCACCGACATCCCGCTCATCACCGACCCCACCATCTACAAGAACGGGGCGCGGGTCATGGACAACCTGCCCTCGCCCTACTGGGCCGACCTGAACGAGCTGCCCCAGCCGGTCACCGGCAAGGCCACGGCGTTCTCCGAGCAGGGGTGGATCATCCGCAACAACATTGACATTGACCACTATTTCAAGGACGACAAGAACGCCGTCGGCGACCCGTTCGACGTACAGATCGAGATGGCCCTGCGCGGCCTCTCCTACGACCTGAACGATAAGGTCATCAACAACAACCACGCCACGGGCAACCCGAAGGCGATGGTCGGCATTCGCGCCCGCCTGGACAACCCCGCCATCTACGGCACCAACCCGGCCTGTAAGATCGACGCGGGCGGACTGAACCTCTCCAACGGCAACATCACGTCCGCCACGGCCAACACGGCCATCTACCTCATCCAGCAAGCCTTAGATGAAGTGGGCAGCCCAGACGGGACCGACTGCTCAATCTACATGAACGACGACCTGCTGCGGCGCATCGAGCAGGGCGTCCGCACGATGGGCGCGGGGGGGGGGTTCGACCTCGCCAAAGACAACTTCGACCGCCGCATCCTGGTCTACAAAAACGCCACGGTCAACAACATCGGGCGTAAGGCCCCGCTGCCTGGCGGCACTCAGTCGCAGTACATCATCTCGTCCCAAGAGACGGCCGACGGCACGGCAGACACGGGCGGCACGTTCACGTCCTTCTACGTCATCAAGCACGGCCCGATGGACTTCGCCGGGTGGCAGTTTGCCCCGCTGAAAGTTAAGCCGCCCTACCTCCTGCCCGACGGCGTGATCTACCGCGTCGTGCTGGACTGGATGGTCGGGCTTTGGATGCCCAATACGAGGGCAATCGCCCGCGTGTTTGACCTCCGTGTTGCGTAAAGGTCGCCTGACCTCCGTGTAGCGTAAAGGTCGCCTGACCTCTGTTTTTGCCGGGACGCTGCGGAAGCGCCCCGGCGGGAGAAAACTCATGCCCGCAGATGCTTTGCTGGTTTTCCAGCCCTCCGGAGTCAAGACAGCCACGTTCAACGGGACTGGCGTGGACCTAAAAACCACCCCTAGCGTCCCGCGCCGGGGCCTGTACGTCCGCGTTGTCTACTCCGCCGCGTTCAACGCGAGCGGGGCCAACGCCGTCACCTTCTCGGTGGACGACTCCGCCGACAACGCGACTTTCAACACCGTCGGCCAGTCCGCGCCGGTCAACCTGACCGCCACGGCCCAGGCGGGCGAGGCGTTCGTGCAGATCCCCGGCACGGCCCGCCGCTACGTGCGCGTCTCCGCCAACTTTGGCGGGGCCGGGTCCACGCCGACGATCACCTACGTCGCTCAGGGCGTCGCCGCCTACCCGTAAGGGGCAGGCGGACGCATCCCAAAGGGCAGGCGGACGCATCCCAAAGGGCAGGCGGACGCATCCCAAAGGGCAGGCGGAACACCTCCGCTTGCCCTTGCGCTTGCCCTTCTCTTCCCTTGTCTTGCCCTTCTCTTCCCTTGTTTTGTTTCCTGCGTGTCTCCATGACCCGAAACGACATCATTAGTTTCTGCCAGGACGAGCGCGACGAGGTAGACGGCACGCCCGGCAACCTCACGCCCTTTGCGTGGGGCCGGCTCGTGTCCGCCGCCGCCGACTTCCTCGCCCGCAAGACGCGCTGCTTCTACGTGGAATTCACGCAGGACGTCGCGCCCGGCCAGTCCGAATACTGCGCCCCGCCCATAGACCGGATACTTGGGGCGAGGGTGACGGACGCCTCGGGCAACCTCATCTCCACGCGGTTCGGCGTCCCCGCCGACGGCTTCCGCATGGCCGGCTGGCCCGATACGCCCCCCCAAAGCGGCACGCCGCGCGAGATAATCGCCCTCGGGAGCAACCTACTCCGGCTCGTGCCCGCGCCGGACTACGCGACCGACCTGTACGACTTTACCGACCTCGCCGTCGGAACCGTCCTGAACACTGTCACGAGCGCCCTGCGCCCTTTCACACCCGCCGACGCCGGCCGGTTCCT